TCAACCGCCGCTGGCTGATCATCTGCCGGCACGAAGAGTCGGACTATCACGTCGCGACGCCCATGCGGGAAGTACTTAACCCGCTGCGCTACGAGTTCTGCTTCCGTCCGGGCACACCTCGCCGCTGGTACATCAACAAGGATGCGAAGCTTCACCAAGTGGTGGACAACTTCCTCTACCGGCTCAAGCGCCGGTTCAGCGGGCAGGCTTCCTAAACGAGCCAAAGCGCTCGTAAATCATATGCGTGTCAGCAAGGCTGACGCACTGAGCCTCTGACCCGGAGGCAGAACGCGCCGTGATGGTCCGGCGAGGGTCGAGGATCAACTGTGTCGAAAGCTGTCGAAACCGAGCACGCCGGCGCCAAGGATGGTGGCGGCTACTGGGGCCGCAGAGCGGTTGCCAAAGCCGTATCGAAGCGGCTTCGGCGGGTGCGTGGCAAGGAGCTGATCCGCAACGAACTTCGCCGCTAGAGCCGCGCGTCGTAGCGCATCGCGTTGAACTGGTCGGCCACCGTGCGGCTGGCGTCGACGGTGTGGACGTAGGTTTCGACGAAGATCGAGACGCTGCGCCAGTCGCCGGCATCCATGGCGGTCTTGATGTCCATGCCGGAAGCGATGGCGTTGGTCGCAAAGCTGTGCCGCCCGACCAGGTGCGACGACTTGTAGGTGATATCGGCGCGACTGCAGACCGCCGCGATGCGTTCGTTGATCGAGTGGCGGGAGAGGTACCCGAACACCGGCTTGCCGGTGCGCTCGAGGCGGGCGATGCGGGTCACCAGCTCGTCGGTCAGGTGGCGGACGGAAAACCGGCTGGTCTTGGTTTTGAGCAGGGTGACGCGGCGGTTGGTGAGGTCGGCCTCGGGCCAGCGGAGCGCGCAGGCCTCGCTGACGCGGGCGCCGGTCTGGTGCATGAACAGGACCAGGGCCGCGAGGCCATGCAGGTCGTCGATCTCGCACTGGCGGAGGAAGGCGAACATCCAGACCGGGGAGGCCGGCGTCCGGCGCTTGGGCTTGTCGGTCTTGAAGTTGCGGATCCGCATCAGCGGGCACCAGCCGCGCTCGTAGGCGTGGCCCAGCACGGCGCGGGCCGGGGTGATGGCCTGGCGGTTGCGGGTGGCGTTGCTGGCGTCGGGGAACAGTTCCGTCGCCATCTGGCGGATGTCGAAGGGCGCGATCTCGGCAAGGGGCCTGTCGCCCATCCAGGCGATGATGCGCGGCAGGTAACGACCCTCGCCGCCGTGCTCGAGGTAGCTCAGCGCGGCGGTGCGGAAGGTGCGGCCGGTGTTGCGACCTGCGGCGAATAGTGAAATGACAGCGTCAGCCATCCTGAACTCCACATGTTCGGGTTTTGGTTAGGGCGCGTCGCGGGTGTGCAAGACCCGGGGCGCGCCTGCCTTTATGGGGCTGACCAATGCGGCGGAAAAGAGTCCGTCGCTGCACAGGCTTAACGGCGCGTGGCGCCAAGCTTTCGAGGTCGGCATGTATGCACCTGTCCTGGTCGAGCCGCCTGCGGCGGACGACCCGATCATCACGACGGCCGAGGCGAAGCTGCATTGCGGCATCGACTCCGACGAATGGGACAGCCTTGTCGATGCCCTGGTGCAGGCGGCAACGACCTATCTCGACGGCTATGCCGGGATCCTCGGCCGGGCCCTCGTGACGCAGACCTGGCGGCAGGACTTCGATGCCTTCTGCCCGCGCCTGCGGCTGCCGCTGATCGCGGCGACGGTGACAGGCATCAAGGCCTATGCCGAGGACGACGATACGGGCACGACCATCACCGTCACGAACTACGAGCTGCTCGAGGATGCGCTCGGCAGCTATGTGCGGTTTATCGACGACTATGCGTTTCCGAGCAGCGTGCGCGAGACGCGCGGCGTGCGGATTACCTTCACGGCCGGCTATGGCGCAGCCTCAGCTGTGCCGCAGGCGATCAAGCAGGCGATGCTGCTGATGGTCGGGCACTGGTTCGCCAATCGCGAGGCCGTCAACATCGGCAACATCACCACAGAGCTGCCGCTCGGCGCCAGGGCGCTGCTCGCACCGTATCGACGCACAGGCGTCTAGACCGAACCCCTCAACACAGGAGACTTGAATGGCCGACCTCAGCGTAACGCCCGCCAGTTGCGTGCCGGGCAGCGATGCACGCACCCAGCAGGGAATTGCCGGCGAGACGATTACCGCCGGCATGGCCGTCTACAAGGCGGCAGCCACGGGCAAGTGGATGAAGGCGGATGCGGAAGCCCACACCGCGCTCGGCATTGCGCTGACCGGTTCCTCGCTGAACCAGCCCATCGTGGTGCAGACCGGCGGCGACCTGACCCTAGGGGCCACGCTGACCGCGAACACGCCGTATTTCCTCAGCGGCGCCACCGCCGGCGGCATCTGCCCGATCGCCGATGTTGGCACCGGGGAATACCTGCAGGAGATCGGCATCGCCATTTCCACGACGGTGCTGCGTCTGACGTTGACCTCGACCGGCGTCGCGAACTAGCGATGCCGCTCGCCGCTGGGCGGCGCGATGCCAGGATCGAACTGCATCGCGCCCACACGCTGAAGAACGGGCTCAACGAAGACGTGCCGACCTGGACGATGGTCGGCAAGCGCTGGGCGGAACGACTTGACGCCAGCGACGGCGAGCGGTTGCGCGCCGCGGAGGTCGGGGCAACGATCACGACCAGGTTCAGGGTGTTGCGGGACAGCCTGACCCGCACCATCACGCCGAAGGATCGCATCGTCATGCGCGACAGTGTCGGCGGCGATCGCGTCTTCGATATCAGCGGGGTCAAGGATCTCAACGGAGGCGAAGGCCTCGAGATCACTGCCGCTGCGCGGACCGACCTCGATGAAGCTGAAAGTTGAGTTCTCCGGCGGGCGGGAGCTCGACAAGGCACTCGCAGAAATCGGCAAAGCCGCGGCGCGGCGGGTGCTGCATCGCGTGCTCAAGCGGGCGGGACAACCCATCGCAGATCTGGCAGCGCAGCTTGCACCTGACGATCCGCGCACGCCATCGCCCGACCTCAAGTCGTCGATGCTGGTGACGACCAAGCTGAAGAACCCCATCGGAAACGCGGAGTTTGCCGCGGTGATGAAGGCGGGCGGCAGCAAGTCGGCGGCTGCGCAGGCGCTGCGCGATGCGCGGCGCGATGCGACCGGAGGCAGTTTCGCCGTCATGCATGTGGGGCCGGCAGCCGACCGGTTCTATGCGCACCTGCAGGAATTCGGAACGGCGCACCATGGACCGCAGCCGTTTCTGCGCCCGGCCTTTGATGCGAAGGGGCCGGAGGCGCTGTCGATCATCGAGCGGGATCTCGGTGACGAGATCATGAAGACCGCCAAGCGCCAGGAAGCGCGGCGCGCGAAGAAGGGCTGACGATGGACGAAGCACTCGTGTCGCTGCTGCTCGCCAATGTCACGCTGACCGGCCTCATCGGCGAAGGAGCAAACAGCCGCCTCTACTGGGATACGATCAGGCAGGGCGTCACCAGCCCGGCAGTCGTGCTCTACAAGATCAGCGGCATTCCCGACTACCACCACGCAGGCCCGAGCGGCCTGGTGCAGAGCCGGGTGCAGATCGACTGCCGGGCGCCCACGCGCGCGGCGGCGCTAGAGGTGGCGCGCGCCATCGAGGCGCAGCTGAGCGGCTATCGCGGTATCGTCGGGACCATCCGGTTCGGTTCGATCCTCAAGGATGGCGAGCGGTCCAGCTTCGACAAGACAGAAGCTCAGGCGTTCCACGTGATTTCGACCGACTACATGATCTGGTCCGGCGCGACCGGCTGATCTCCATTTCCAGCAACAGGAGACTATGATGGCTGCAACCGAAGCCGAAGCCGCCTTTGGCGTCGTGCTCAAGAAGGGCGGCACGGCCGTATCCGATGCCTATACGGATTTCGGCCTCGAGATCATCGACGTCGGTATCCCCGGCTGGGTCCGCGAGGCGATCGACGTGACGCACCATGCCAGCCCGAACGGCTGGGGAGAGATGATCCTGTCGGGCGTGCAGCGCCAACAGCCGTTCTCGCTCACCATCAACTGGATCCCCGGCAATACCGCCGACCTCAAGAGCGAGATCGAAGGCGCGATGGCGTGGTGGAAGATCGAGTTTCCGGACGTGGACACCACTTATCTCGCGTTCTTCGCCGGCGTGACGGGGTTCGAGCTCGACAACGCCACGCCAGACGGTAAGCTCGGCGCGACCATCACCTTCACGCCTTCCGGCGAGCCGGTGCTCGGCTAATGGCGAACGAGTTGCAGGGCGAGGTCGACCTCAGGATTGGCGACAAGACCTACACGCTCAAGTTCACCCGCAACGCCATGGCCGACGTCGAGAGCCTGTTCGGCGGACGGCCATTCAACGAAGTTCTGGCCGATCGCAGCGTTTCGGTGCTCAGGGCGTGCCTGTGGGCCGGGCTCAAGAGGCATCACTCGGGAATCGACCTGCTTGCCGCCGGCGACCTGATGGACGAAGCGGACGATGCCGCCGTCGGCGCGGCGATCGGCAAGGCGGTGCAACTTGCCTTCGTCAAGAGCGGACGCCCTCAGTAGCCGGATCGAAATTCAGTTGGGCGGACGACTGGGAAGACTGGTGTTCGCTCGGTCTCGATCCGGCGCTCTACTGGCAGGTGACGCCGCGCGAGGGCGAGATCATCGTCACCGGCATCGTGCGGCAGCGGCGGCGTGAGTACAACGACCGCATAACCCAGGCCTACTACACGGCTGCCATCCCGCTGATGAAGAAGCCGCCGGCGCTGAAGGACCTGCTGGTTCCGGAACGAGGCGAGCCGCGACGCCGCAAGACCCCGCAGCAGATCAAGGCGATGCTCATGTTCGCCCTTGGCGTGAAAACGAAGAAGGCAGAAACCAGTGGCTAAGTCGGCTGCCATCGGCAACCTGTTTGTCAATCTCGGCATCAACTCGGCCGAGTTCAGCGCCGGGCTCAAGGCTGCGCAGACCTCGCTCGGCAAGTTCGGCAAGGCGACGGCCGTAGGG